TGTAAATTTTACTAAACTACCGTTAACTTTTCCAACAAATATAGGCGGCGTACTGTCGGTTACATACCAAAGCGTACCATCTGGCATCTGTGATGATATTATAGCTAAGTTTGCCATCGTTATCTCTGGTACAACCCAACCATTGTTACTTAAATTATCCCTTAAAGTTTGATTTAATTCTTGGTTATAATTTTCTTGATTGTCATTTTGTATGTATGTTGGTAAGTCCATTAATACAACTCCACCATTCCGTTATTAGCTACAAAACGGCTTAATCCCCAAAATCTTAATTTTAAAGTTAAACTATTACATGCTCCTAAATTTTCCCAGTTAAGAATGTTCTGACGTATTCCTATAGGGTTTAAATTTCTAGAGACGGTATTGCTCCAGGATACACCGCTGTCTCTTGAGACCGTTAAATCAACCCTAGGTTGATATGGGATCGTAAGTGATGCTATATCACTAGAATCCTCATCTGCCATTTGTTGTCCAGCCTCAGTGTATATAGTATCGTCAGGTGGAGTAAATAAATCCTCAGTTATTAGTAAATCCTGTCCAGGGCTATTTATTGATAATCCTGTAACATTTTTATCGTTGCCTTGTTCAATTGTAAACACAAAACTGTTTGGCCTGAATTGACTACTATCATCTTCCCTAATAGTATCACAAATTCTAATCCTTTGGATCTCATATATTTGAGTTGGATCTGAAATCATAGTCGGTAAATTTTCATTATATGTAGTTAAATCCGTTGATGATAAATAAATAGCAGCATTATTTAATGAAACAAAATAAGTGTTGCCATTAAAGTAGGCATAATTTTTAGCTGGATGATAATCTAATGCGTAATCACTAAGATTAAAAAACATTTCTGTATTAAAATCATAAAGAATGGTTAAATTATCAGCTGGATTATAAAATGTTAATTGATAAAATAAATGACCATCTTGTCTATAAAACATGGCCGTTGATTCAGCTACATATTTAATGTGGGATAATTGGTGATCAATACCATCTGTTGATATTGGCTTAAATCCTTGTCCAGTATACACCATAATAGTTGGTGCATTATTTTCATTAATAGCGAGCCACGCTACATATCTATCTGAGGTTGCAATGGTTGAAATCGAGGCACAACCATAATCAATGTTTATGGTGTTATTACGTCTATAATTTTGAAGGCCGCCAATTTGTGTCCATATCTCACAAACTGATGTACCCATAACTAAAACGTTAGCGCCTTGCCCTGGCAGCCTTACTATAGCTAATGCATAATCAGGTTTAGTTTGTAAGGCAAATTGTCCAGGAGTTGCTTGTATTATTGTGGTTGGTGTACTGTATTGATAAGCATACCAAGCTGAGCCATTACTAGTTCTGTCAGCATTTCCAAAAAGGAAATAGGTATTATGATACTCAACGTAGCCTGGTATAAGATTGCCTAAGCCGGTTTGAACCGTTAAACTGGTGCCTGGCAGGGAATAATTATAGATGTAAGCATTTAACCCATCTACAATACAAATCTGTGAGTTTAAATTTTCATCTATATATACAACACCTCTTTCAGTTCCCAACATTCCTACAAAAGTAGGTACAAGGTGCTCGTTTAATGAATAAACAAAACTGTCTACTACTATGATCAAAATGTTACCACGAATACTAGTAAAAATAGCACGGCCTAATCCATCCGGAAGTAATTCATAAACTTTTTGATACCCAGCGGTGTTAACTAGCCATTCGTCAGAAACAAACATGTTGTATGTTTTTTCACTTGAGATTTTCTTATATCTACCGAAGGTTGAACCTCCCACTACATTTACGGGCTCTTGTTTGGCGTTGGGTGTTTGTCTCATTTATGGAGTATCCCTTAATTAATTGGTAGTCCAGCCCTTTCCAAGATTTACTTGCGCGTAATTGATCGAGTTGCCCGAATTAAAAGTAGAAGTTTTATTAATCCTTAAATCCATTGGGCTTGAACGCTTGGAGATCATTTGTTGATATTGTAGTAGTTGTTTAGTTAATGATGGGGAAGGTGCGAAATTGTATGCTGTACACAATCTGTCGGCTAAACGGTATTGTAAATAATTAATATAATACTGATCAAGTATTAACGATAAGTCTTGATTAATAGTTACTGTTTGCAATCTAAAGCGCCCTGTTAATTGCATTGGGTAAGCAGTGTCCGGAAAGAAATAGATAAATAAATTACAGCCACCTAAACAACGCTCGCAATGCCAATTATAAGGCAATGATTCAACATTTTCTGCGCGTGCTGCACCAAAATACAAATCTTGAGATTCTTTTCTCATTTGATACCGAATGGTATTAATAAAGAATGTTAAAGTTTCAGGATCAGATAGGTTTGGAATAAAATACATTTCTTGGCCAGGTACTGCATTAAAGTCATATGATGTCGTAAAATAAGGGATCATATCTTCTTCAATTGCAGTATCAGACAAGATTTCGTTTAGTTTTAAAAAGCCTGTTTGCTCCTGGTCTCCTGCCACTTGCTGAAAATTTCTTGAGACGATCCCTGAGGTATAAAACGCCTCGCTAATCAGCAGTGTGACAGGGTAAGCCATGGACAAGTGCTCCTTATAATTGATCTACATAGCCAAATACAGAAACTGCTATCGCAGCAGAACCATTTGAAACTAAGTAATCAACACCAGTTGTGCTTGTTATAGTTGTACAAGGACAAACTAAAGATGTACTAGTAACGGTACTAGCAGGTGAGGACATATTAACCTGGCCAGCCGCTGAACTTGAGCCACTAGCTTTAAAAGCAGCAGTACGAGTTGCGCCAGCGTCAGCTGTTAAAACTGCCTCTAGTATTACAGAACTTGCAGTGCTTGGTACCATTGCTGAAACGTTAACTAAAGCAAAAGTAGTAGATGCACCAGCTGTTACAGCAGTTGCAACGGCAGCCGCATACCACATAGTGCGACCAGCTTGGCTAAAGTCTAGAATTGCAGCAGCGCCGCTTGTTAGAACAGCTCCAATACGGCGGAACATATCATAACCAGCAGGTAATGTTGGAGCGCTAAAGCTAGTTGATAAAAGGCCAGCCGTAGCGTTAAATCCAGTAGAATCGCCGATTACATAAACCGCATATAAAGTGCTATTGGCTAATGCGCCAACGTCTAATCCGTTAGCTCCGTTAGCAGATGCCACAATAGTTGCAGCGCTTGATAACACAATGTCGTTAACATTGGTTGAATCACGAAACTGTCCGGAGGCAATTGTAATACTAGTGCCGCTTACAAATGAAAGCGCACCACCTTGGACATAAAGGTTACCAAGGTTAACCATAGGGTAGTTAGGTTGTATTGTCATAACATTCTTCCTTTTAAATAAGGGGCATGGCTGCCCCTATTGTTAATCATCAGGTTATAGAGGAAATACCAAAGCCATCGAATATTCTGGTACTAGCGTACTTCCCCATATTGCATCATGGATCATCCCCATCTGATTTTGTCCAAATAGATTTCCGTAATACATACGCATTGATACACCTGTTTCTGGATCGTTTTCGTTTCCTGTAGGGAACGGTACTTGATCAGGCAATCTTGGCATTGCTAAGAACAATGGATCGCCAGCTGTTATCAGCCCAGACCTGTGACTTGGTAATACAGAAACCTGCATACCAGGTAATATTTGGGTATTTAAGTTTTGAGCATTAGTTTGAGATGCTTGTAATGCTGGGAAGATATTAACAGTTACTTGCGATCCATTGGTGGATGCAGCAGCTGCGGTAGCTTGGAATTGAACTGGGTTAGCGGATACTTTATGCCCAATAAAAGTTCTGTAACGTAAGTTGGTATATCCAGCTACGCCATCGTTAAATTGGAATTTATCGTATTGAGCAACAGAGTTAGCATCATTTGCAGCATGAGTACCACTAAAGGTAATAGCTGTTACAGCGCCGTTAGCATCTAACGTAGTAGAAACTACAGTTAAAGTGCTTCCTTGTTGTCCTTCAGTTCCTGCTATATGAATTGGCAATAAGTTAGATTGGTACCAATCGCAATTAGAGAACTCCCCTAATTCCCAACTGTTCGCAATCTTGTTATTACGATCCATTGCAAATTGGCTTAATCCAGTACCAACGATGTTAGGTACAACGGTGTCACCAATATATGCTTTGGCGCGGCCATTAGCTGAACCATAGTTACGGTATAATGCTAATGCATTAGCTAATTGGGTATAGCTGTTAATTGGGTTAACGCCATCACCAAAGAATCTATAAGTATTAGTTACACAATTTTGTGCAACGTTAGCTTCGATTTGTGCGCCAATTTCTTGAACAGCAGCTTTACCGAAACGTCCCATGTATTCCTCAACATTGAATATAAATTGTTGAGATGTAAATGTATAGCTAGTTGAAACTGATTGATCGCAAACCAAAGTTTGTATTCTTTGATCGGCTGGTTGAAAAGTTGCAACTAAAGAGTTAGTAGTAGTCATTCTAGGAGGTAAATCAAAGCCTACTGAATCCCCTAAGTTTCCGACCAATTTTTCAAAGTTCTTAAACTTGGTGTTTGCAGTAGATATAAAACAATTTAAGTTTTGTAGAAAGGCAAGTGAAGACATTTGGTATGTTTGCACTTGTTGTAAAATATTTGTTGGTCCTGCCATGTTAAATTTTCCCTTTATCTAGCGTTAATCTAGGTAGGGATATGGCAATGTAGTTAGAGGTTAACGATCCTTTAGCCTTTCAACCAAGGGGCGTTCTTAAAATCCTTCAACGTCATCTTGCCGCTATCCATACCGACCGAAGAAGATTTAAGTTTTGATAAAGGAGGAGGGGCACTAACATTGTTGGTTTTTGCTTCTAGATTATTGGCTATCGATTTCGATAACCTTTCTAGCTGTTTTGTCGCTAATTTAGGCGAGGTCTTAGCTAGTCCATCTATCTCTAACAGCTTTGATGGGTTATTAGCCAGCTCATACATAATCTCTGGCGTATTCTCCATTTGCGCTGCAAGCATTACCGCATTGGGAAATTTATCAGGTTCAAAATCACCCATGACTTCGTTAAAGTCTTCAAATAACTGAGAGCCTTTACCCATTTTAAGGTAGTACTGATCAGCAATTGTCTTTAACTCATCTTCCTGAGTTTTTCTTTCAACCTCATCACGATGCTTTTGTAAATCCTGCATGAACTGTTCGTATACTTGCTGCTTAATAGCAGTAGCATCTATTTCGCCTTTTGACGCTGGTTTCCCAGCAGCCTCAGCACGAACCTTTTCAAGTTCAGCTTGATATTCCGCTTGCGCCTGTTGACGCGCGCGTTCAGCAGCATGAGCCTTTTCCCGTTTAACAATGTCATTCACCTGGCTAGTAGTCAGTGTCTTTTCAGTGCCACTGTCACTAACTGGCGCTTCGATCCCTGAAGCTTCTATATCATCCATAAACCCACTATTTCCCCGTGACGGTAAAATAACCTCATGCGCTGAGTTCGCGACCATTTATACCCGATGGCTCGGTAGTAACCTAAGTTTCTACATCCTGTATAAACCTAGTAATTTAACTTTAGTTTAATTTCTGAATTTGCGCAATGTTTGCACAGGATTTTGGGAATATCAGACTTATTTAGGGCGTGTCAATAACAAAGTGTTCTTTTTATTGGCGAGCATCAAACCTAGGTAGTTCCTCTACTAACACTTGTAAAACCCGTACGGATTGTAGTATAGTTGGGATTGCTATTGTGGAGGTTTTATATGACAATTTTAAGCGTAAGTGCTGCAAGACAAAATTTATATAGTTTGGTTAATGAAATATCTGATGGGCATAAACCGATTTATATTAAAGGCAAAAAAAGCAATGCCGTATTGGTATCCGAACAAGAATGGAATAGCGTAAAAGAAACAGCATATCTTATGAGCAGCCCCTATAATGCTTTGGCTTTGATGAAATCAATTAAAGAAATAGAAAAAAATACACGCAAGAAAAAATCTAAAAAATGCCTAGCATAATTTGCTTTAAAAGTATACGGCGAAAAAACGACCAAAAACTCCTCTTTTTTGATCCAATTTTTTATGTGCAAAAAGAGGTATATCTTTTGCTATAGCTTTGGTATACTTTGGTATACATGTTATACGGGGCGATACATTATGCTTGCTATTAGAATTTCAGAAGATTTAGAACAACGCTTAACTAGACTGTCCGAAAAAACAGGTCGCACTAAAAGCTATTATGCTAGAAAAGCCATCCAAGAATTTATAGAAGATAGGGAAGATTATTTATTGGCAATTAGCGTGCTAGAACAAAAGAACCCTACTATATCTTTGGATGAATGGAGCAAAAAGAATGGTTTGGATGATTGAATTAGACAAAAAGGCCGTGAAACAATTGGACAAATTAGGGAAGCCAGCACAAAAACAAATAAGGGACTTTTTAGCGAATAAAATTAGGAGACTTAGTAACCCTCGCAGACTAGGTAAGCCCCTAAGTGGAACCCACAAAGGATTATGGAGCTATAGAACTGGGGTATATAGAGTTGTGTGTGAGATAAAAGACAGTACGTTAGTAGTAATTGTGGTTAATGTTGGACATAGAAAAAGCGTATATAGTTAATCTCTCCGCCCATCATATCTTGGTAATTCCTCTATTTCTTCTATAGACAAGCCCAAGCATTTACTTATTATCTCTGGGCTTACGCCAGCATTTAATAAGTTAATGGCAATTTCTCTAGCTTTTTCAATTTTCGCTTCTAAAATAATTAAAACCTCGTACGTTATAAAATCTGCTTCCGTATAATGTTCTTTATTCATTCTTATATAGTAGGCGCATAATGAATGATAAAAAATAGCATATACACTAATAATTTATGTTAGTGTATATGCGCTTAATACTATATTCTAAGCTTTTTTTTAGCTGGCGAATTAGGAGCGTCAACTACACTAGCTACCGTAGATACAGCGCTTTCCACGCCCTCAACAATAGGTAATGCTTCTGGAGCAACAACACCAACTACAGTGTTAACAACAGGCTCAACAGCTTCTACAGTTGAAACAGCGGCCGCAACTTCCGGTTGAATATTAGAAACTGCGCTAGCAACATCGGATTCAATCTTAGGGGCTTCGGCTTCCACATGATGTCCAATGGCATCTATTTTAGCATGGAAATTAGCCATGGCTTCGTGTAATTCGGCTTTAAGTTTATTTAATACAGTCGTAATGCTTTTAGGTTGATTATCAGTAGGCATCGTAACTCTCCTTGTTTGTTAAAATTTATGGTGAACCAGGTTTATATTTAGGCGATGGCGGTAATTCTATAGTACGCCAATATTCAACTGAAGATTCTCGGTGAAATTCGGCAAGTTCAGCCTCAGTAGGCGCATAATCTGAAAGGATAACGCAATCTTCTGCAATTTCGATTACCTTTTCATCTTCGGATTTTTCTGTTATTACAGGTACCGATTCATCTTCGTTTTTCATTTCTTTTTCTTTACCTTAAGAACTTTGTTAGCCTTAGCATCTATCTTTTCTTCTGTTTCTTTAGATATTTTACCCTTATGCTCCATCTCAGATGCACGAGCCTTAGCATTGGCAGCGTGAGATTTGTCAGGCACTGGAAACTTACGTGATTTGGGTAATGCAAACTCTTTTGGTTTTAATTTCTTTCTGGCGTTAGTTGTTAGTTTTGACATTTTATTAATCCTTTAAAAATAGTTTACTTCTTTCTTCTTCAAATTTAGCGTCAGCTAAAAGATTCTTATAACCT